TCAATGTCACCCATCGCAGCGTCAATCGCTTGCGTCGTGTAGGGATTCATATATTGGCTCATATCCTGGTCTTTGATCTGAGCAGCAGTGATTTCTGTAGGATCAACGGTCGATCCGGTAATAGTGCCTGTTGTTATATCGGTCGGCTGATATGCGGTTGGCGCAGTCACCGTTCCTACGTTAACGTTGTACGGCTGATAACCTGCCGCGCTTCGTGTCGCTGCGATCGCATCACGCATCTCATCCTGACCGACGCCGTAGCGTGCTGCATCCACAGTCCGCTGCATCCCCTCCTGTTGGAAAGGCGACATAGGTGCAACCGTCGCGCCACCGTAAGGGTTGTACGGCGTTTGACTAAGTTCACGTCCGCTCTCGAACGTGTCCATGAGAATCCCCTTTATTTCGGGGTCCATCGTTTGGTTTTGCGACGAACTGCTTTTGCCAAAACTCATTTTAAAATCCTCTGTAATATCGGCGAGGCGAATAATTTAAAATTGGAGCAAACCCGCGACCACGGCCGTAGTTAAAACGTGGTGATGACGGGTAATAACCGCCAGGTGAAAACCCACCTGATGCAAAACCGCCTGGCGGCCCTGACGCTGGTTGAGATGATGGTGGCGTAGGAGCACCCCCTTGCGGCGCTGTTGGGTCAAACGTGCCGACATTTACCTCAATGTTGGCAGTTGGGTCTTGCTGTTGCTGGTCCTGCGCTACGATTACTTCAGGTGGTACACCTGCCTCTGAGGCACGTTCCAAAACATCTGCACCGTAGTCGCTAGCATTGTCAGGGATGGTTGCCGACGGTGGCGGTTGGTATTCACCAGGCGTCGGCCCAGGATAGTAGCCGGTCGGACCAGTGCTATCGGAGTACGTGAGTCCTGCTTCATAGTCGCTCCCAGGCGCGGTTGGCGCTGAAGGGTTGCCGCCAGAGCCTGGGTCTGGTCTAGGCGTGTACACGGGAGTAAACGAAGCTGGTGGCGTTGCTGGCGCAGGTTGGCCGCCTCCTGGTTGGTTGTATCCGCCGGGTATGTTGTATCGATTGAAGTAACCAGGCATTGGCTGCTGCACTCGATTAAACGAGCCGTACATATCCTGCATTGCGTTGTAGCCACTAGTAGGCGTCGACCGAGGTTGTCCGTAAAGGTCGGCAAATGAATTGCGCGCTGGCTGCTGAAACGGCGACGGCGCAGGTTGCGACGACGGCGGTGATGGCGGTGTATATCCAGGGAATCCTTGGACACCACCAAATCCCCCTGGCCCACCAGGGCGCACTGGGCCTGGCCGACGATATGGTGGCCGGTGCATCCCATATTTGCCGCCCATATTTGAGCCACCGCCAGGCGAAAACATGCCAGGCTGCTGAAAATTTACCGGCTGTGATCGATATCCTCCGCCAGCGCTTTTAGAAGCTGCCATTATTGAACTTCCTTAAACATGGTTACGTGACTCGTTTTGAAGTTGAGGTCGGCAAGCGTTTTTTGCCAGCCTTTTCTGCCTGAAAGCGTAATGAATTCAGCGCTAAGGCGTTTTGCAAATTCGACAAGACTGCTGTCGAAGTTCTTAATCTCAAGCAGGTTGCCGGCCGCAAGAAACACATGCACCGCGCGTACCTGCGGGTATTCGACAATCTGCGTTACCAGCGCGCTACCTGCGGCCGGCCAGAACTGCATGTCGCCCGTGCTGACGGCCTCGACCACATCCTCAAACGTGTGTGTGCCACCTGAAAGATCAAGTGCCGACTGCAGCATCTTCCGATAGGGCAGCATTGCTTCTAGAGAAGTCTTCGCAGCCAAGCTCGCATCAACGTTAATCGTCATAGCGCAGTTGCTCCAAGATTTCCTGAATTGTCGACGGTGATCGAATACCGCGTGCCGTTCGGTGATTTCAAAATCAACCTTGCGTCGCCCACCTCGACATCCTGCAATCTTTTGTGATTCAGCTGATCTTCTTGCTCAATCGTTGCGAAGGCTTCGCGCAATTGCGGTCCACTGTAATCGTTAGCTGGCGTTGGCAGAATCATCTTCTGCTCCCTGGGACTACATCAAGGCGCATCGTTCCCACACGCCAGTCTGTGGCTTGGGCAGCTTCAATGCGCATACTGACTTCGCGTCCTTGAAAGCGCACGGACGTCGGATTCGCCATCGTGAATGGACCGTGCGATTGTTCTGTAGCGTTCGGAAAATTTCGCGTTTTAAACGTTGCGGATACGTCGCCTTGTGTCTTCTCGTCAGGAATGAGACTGCGTGCGACCATCAGCCGATCGCCTTGACCAATTTGAACAGGTCCGCTTTCAACGAATATCGTTTCATCGTCGTAGTCAAAACCAATTTCATGCTCATATACGTACCCATCACTAGATGCGTAATTCGGATACGAGAACACGCCGATGTCGGCACCAGCGGTGCGCGACATGGAGCCGATGCTCCAATGATTCTCTCTAAAATTCCACGCAACGTAGCGATTGTTTTCGAGTGAATCACTCGACGGGTAAAACCAGATGACTTCGTTAAATTGTGCGTTCAGTACTGCAAAGCACTTGCTTCGCTGATCCTTATTCATGTTTGAAAACACGAACTCAGAGACGGTTGACGTGAGACTACGCACACCACCGCCGTCGTACATAAAAAATCCGTTGTCGCCCATCCAACACGCGAACGTGTCCGCTTGCACACTGGCGTTGGCGCTAATGGCACCGCAACCAGTGCCGACTTTGTTAAACGAGAATACGAATGGCGGTCCTGTGTACCTTGCTACGTGCGCGTCGGTCGACGTAATGATCAGCGTACCGCCTCGCACTCGTTGTCCGGTAACAATCTCACCGACCGTGTTGAGATTAAATCCACCGGCCTGGTTGGTCGCTGCTGCGGTCCACACGGTGTTGTTTTCTTGATCGCACCATTCGACTCGATCGCGTTCGCCGCCAGCGGCTAGCGCAAACACGAAACGCTCTTCAGTGACAATGATCGCCGCGTTATCGGTTGGCGCGTTCGTGACCACTGCCGCCACGTTGCTCGTGTTGTTGGCCCACTGATAAATTTTGCCGTCTGTTGAGCTACAGCCGAGTAAATATTCGCCCCAGGTGTCAAGGCTCCAAGTGGTTACGGGCGTGTATGGTCCGGTGTCAGGTCGGGGTGTTCCCCATGAACTTGCCGACCAGGTTAACGCGCCCCAGCCCAAATTTTGTACGGCATCGGCGGTGCCTGTCGTAAACGAGGCTGGCGTGATGTCATGTATCGCGTTCGCCTGGTCAATGACATAGAGCTTGCTTTCGGTGCCCAGTGCAGTACGTCGGTTGCCGCTGTTGTCTCGATAGGTGATCAACGCCCGAGAGATGCCCGTGAACGTGCTAGAAGTGCGCTTCCGCCATCCGCCGAATGGTTGCAGCGAGCCTTCATGCCAGCGGATTAAGTTGCTGTCGTTCCACGAGTTCGCTTGTTGCAGGTTCGTGCCAGATTTTATGACGCCAGGCGGTATATCGAGTGCGAGCAAGGGCATCAGTAACTCCAGATAGCAGGGTTAGGAAACCCTTTTGCCATGTCCAGATGGATGAAGCGCCCACTCCCTTTCTGTTGCACGCCGACGCGGCTAAACCCCATATTGAGCGCTTCGCGAAGCACCGTGATGGCCTGTTCGCCGGTGACTGCTATATCGACTGCCTGGCCCGTGGTATGTGCGCCAGGGCGCTCTTTCCGTATCTCAATCGGGTGATCGCAACAGCGATAGCCACTGCTGATCAAAAACGGGAACTGACACTCGTGTCGCAGCTTGTCAATTGTACGCGCGAAATCGAGATCAATGCCATCTTCGCCACAGTGCTGACATTTAAATTCATCGCTTTTGAAATAGGTCAAATTCATTTGGTGACGCCCTTCACCTTTTCAAATCCGCGAATGCCTGACATACCCAGCATTCCCAGCATTACGGGGTAAAGCAGGTCGCCATTCACTGGCGGCACGTCGAACCAAATGCTTAAAACAGGCTGCACGATTACGTTGTAAGCTAGTCCGATCCAACAAACGTGGCCGATCGCGGGTCGCCAACTTGATTGAAACCAATTGCCGATCGCCTCTGTCTTGTTGAGTTCAATTTGCGCGAGGGCTTGCTCCTGCGCATGGCGTTCTGCCAGGGTCGACAACTCAAAGGCAATACGATTCTTTTCATCCGCATCTGGGATGAATTTATCGAGCAGCTTTGTGGCTGAACCTATGAGCGCGTCAATTGGCATTAAGGCACCGCAACGATCTCAGGCTGCTCATTAGCACAAGCTTTTTTTATTCGTTGCTTGTACAAATCGATCAGCGCGTTTAGCTCATCGAGTCGGATGCCGAGTTGGTTCGATTCAATGCTCAATTCTACTAGTCGATTAACCACAACTTGCAGTTGCGGTTCTAGGCTTTCAACCGAGATAGTCTCCCCGTCGATCACTACATTTTCAATTTTATCGCTCATAGTCGTTGCTCCCTTAAAAAAGTCTTAGAAAAATAAACATTGCGACCGAGACAAACAGGGAACAACCAACGGCCATGCCGAAAAGTTGTCCCACAAACTTCATCATCTCGTCGCGTTCTCGTTGCCGCTCTTTTGCAGCCGCTAGCTGCCGTTGTTGCTCCTCCCGTTGTTCGGCCATTATGTTGTTCATGTCGTGCAGCACGTCGTGCAGCCCGGCCATTTTTAAATGTTGTGTAATATTGGCTTGCGCGGTCGCAATGCGTTTCCGTGTCAGGGCAATGTCGAGCGCTTCTTTCTGAGACAATTTCCCAGCTTTCTTGGTCTCGATCTCGTTGATCTTCTGGTTCGCGTCGGTTAAGCGACCGATGTAACTCGTTAGCGTTGCGACATGATTTCCAGATTTCTGAACGGTATCGACAATGCTGTTGACCGTCGCGAGGACGGCAACTATTTCTGCAATTGGCATTCATCCTCCCAGCATCAACAACCATGTGCTCACTCCCGTTGTCACAACTGCGCTGCCAAGTAACC